ATTTGCATATCTTTATAAATTTTATTTGCTTTCAAATTAAAAATTCCAGTACAAACAGAATCTGAATATATTTTATATGTTCCATCTATTCTATTAAAAATAATAAGTTCTCCACGTTCATCTATAGCAGTAGATACTTTATCATAATTATGTATAGCTGTATCATATTTATTATTTTTAAATATATTTAAATTTATATTAAAAATAAATGCTAAAAATAATAATCCAAAAAATGTAAAAAATAATGTATCAAATATTATTTTTATTTTCTTTTTTTGGGCATCATCTAATGTTAATAATTTCATTAATTTTCCTTTCTATATAAATATAAAAATATTAATTTATAATTTAATTTATCTTTAATAAAATTTTATATATAAATATAGTAAAAAAATAGAATATTGTCAACTTATTTATAAATTTATATATATATTTATATTTATATAAAAATAGGAACTTATAATGATTCCAAATGATTTTAATGCATTATTTTTAACATCTTCATCTTCTATAGCTTCAATTTCGGCAGAACTTGGATCTATTCAAACATGGATTAAATATAGATTAGGAGAACCTTTATTAAATGTAGAATTAGATAATGGTCAAATAGATGCAGCAGTAGAAGAATCTATTATACAATTTTCCTCTTCTATTTCTAAATTTAAATCTAAAAATTCTTATTTATCTATGATTGGAATTAGAAAAGATTCTTTTAAACCTGGATATTCTCCAATGCCATCATTAAGTTTTATTAAACGATATATACTTCAATTTGGAACTGATGGAAATGGAGGAGGAGATTTAACATATAATAAAGGTTATATAATTATGCAACCAAATCAAACTCAATATGATTTATCTACTGCACTTATGGATTATAATACCAATAGCCCCGTATCATTAACAGGAATGTTAATTCCAAAACAAGTATATCATAATGCTCAAAACGCCAATTTAATGTATTTCGATCCATATTATGGATCTAATTTTTTACTATACAGTGAATTTGGGAATACTGATGCGTGGGCTATTAATTCTAAAATGTTATATGCAATGCCATTATATGAACATTTAATGAGATTTCAATTTTTCAATAATTTTAATAAATTATTTAAATCACAATATAAGTGGAATATAATAGGAACTATGCTTACATTATCTCCTAAACCAGTTACATCATTTAAATTATATATAGATTGGATAGATTCAGTAAAATTAGATGCTGTATATGGAAATAGATTATCAGATATACCAGATTCTTCTTTATCAGCATTTACATCTGATATAACTGATATACCATTAAATAATTTAGATTATTCTTTATTAAATGATTTTTCAAAAAATTGGATAAGACAATATTCATTAGCCATATGTAAAGAAATGTTAGGTTTAATTAGAAGTAAAGTTCAAAATAATCCTATACCAGATACAGAAATAATATTAAATGGAGCTGAATTAGTTGATGAAGGAAAAACATCTCAAGTAGAATTAAAAAGGGAACTTGATGAATTTTTAGACAGTATTGTTTCTAGTGAAGCAGTTACAAGAGAAGAAAAAATATTAGAAGTATCTAAAAAATATTTAGAAGGTACTCCTATTGGAAAAATAAGAATATTATAAAATAACTATGACAATTTCAGTATCATCATTAACAGCAAATTTTTCAACACAACTTACAGCAGACAATATATCTAATTTATTTGTTCAGCAAAAAGAAGTTGATTTGATAAATAAAATGGCAGCAGAATATATGAATAAGATTTCTGGTCAATATGTATATTATATTCAAATAGATATTGATAGAACTCAAACTAATTTTTATGGTGAAAGTAAAGAAAAAATTGTACAAGGAAATAAAGTTAAACTTCCAGCTATTGTTCAACAAGTAGTTAAACCTATTAATGATGAAAATGGAATAAGATATGACCGTAATTTACGAGTAGGTTTTCTTTCTAGATTAAATGAAGCATATGGAGTTAATAATATAATTCAGGGAAATTTTTTAGAATGGAATAAAATGATATATGAAATAATAAGTATAGAAAGACAAAGAATGATTTTTGGACAAGAAAGGTTTTCAGATTTTGAAATTATTTGTAACTGTAAAATTAGAGAATAATTAATATGGAACAATTAGAATTATTTCCAAATAATGTAACAACAAATAAAGTAATAAATAATTTTGAATTACAAATAGAAAATTTAGATAAATCTATTGTAGATTACTTTAATAATAAATTTCCTATTTATATTAAAGATCAGGAAAATAATAAAAAAAATATAAAAATATTATATAATGTAGGAGAAACATGGAATCAAGTAAAAGAGATTCAAAATAAACAAGTTAGAGGAGAATTTAATTTACAAAAACCTATAATAACTATATATTCAAATGGAATAGAAGCAATAAAAGAATGGAATAGATTACCACAATTAAAAATGTTAATTGATAAACAAATTTATATAAATCCAAATACACTAGAAACTGATGCTATTCCCAAAAAAACAATAAAAAAACCAAATTCTATTCCAGTATATGAATGGACATTTATAAAACCTCCTACATTTTATAGACGATTTTATAAATTAAATATATGGACAGATTATATAGAAGATCAAAACAGTATTATTCAATCTATAATAATTAATTTAATTTCAGCAAATATGATAATAATTAATAATAAAAATTATCAAACTGTTGGATATATAAGAGAAATGAGAGATGAAAGTAATTATGGAAATAGAAATGATGATACTAGATTAATTAAAAATTATATAAATCTTGAATTTGAAGGATATCTTATAGATTCTTCTTCTATAATAAAAAGAAGAAATTTCTCAACATTTAAAATTACAGAAACATTAATAAAATAATAAACTATAAATATAAAAATTATAAAAAAAATTAAAAATAATTTTATATTTATATAAAAATAGATAAATAAAGCGTTTCTTAGGAGAAAATTTAATGTCAACAAGGATAAGTCCAATAGTAAATATTTTTGAAAAAGACCTTTCTTATATTCCACAAGCAATACAAGAAATTCCTTATATGTATGTAAATTTATTTGAAAAGGGCAAAGCATTTGTTCCAACATATATAGATGTATATGATGATTATGTGTCACAATTTGGAGCGCCATCTTCTACATATAAAACTGGATATGCAATTCAATCTAGAATGAATAATAATGGAAATGTAGCTGTAGTTAGAATATTAGGACAAACTGGATATATCGCTTCTAATGCATATGCATTGACTTCTGGAAACACTTTATTAGGATATATTAGAACTAATATGATACCTACTGTAGCAAGTGGAGGCACAATAAGTTCATTTTCACTCAGTATAAGTGGAGGATCTGTTGCTACTTTTAATAATTTATCATTATTAATTACAGATACTTCTAATTATATTGAAAATATAATTTCTACTGTTCCTAATAATCAATCTACATCTGCAAATAATTTTACATTAAAAAATGCTGGTGTTACTGGTGGAATATATATAAGTAATTTATATCAATATTATATTGATACTTTAGCCTCTTCCGCTTCTATTGGACTAGTTCCAGTACCTTCTGCAAGTTCATTTTTAACTAGTTACACTAATTCTAAATCAACTACTGTTGTATCTAATGTATATAATGGTCACGTATATGATTTATTTACAGTAAATACTATTTCTGATGGAGATACTTCTACACAATATAAAATAGCAATAACAAATATTAATACTACATCTGGAAGATTTAATCTAGTAGTAAGAGATATTTCTGATACCGATAGAAATCAAATAATATTAGAACAATGGAATGATTTAAGTTTAGATCCAACTGATGATAGTTTTATTGGAAGTGTTATAGGAAATAGTGTTATAACTACAAATTCAGATGGAAGTATTACTGAATTAGGAGATTATCCTAATAACTCTAAATATATTTATTTAACTAATATAAATACTATTCTTCCTAATGGTTTAACTGTTTCTCCTGGTGGATTTAAAGGATATATTGGAACTATTAATGGTAATAATATTGAACCTCCTTTACCTATAAAAAGAAATCAATATGATTCTACAGGAACAGTAAATAGTAAAGTAGCATTTGGAATTGATTTTACACAAAATAATATACAAGACTTTTTAAAAATTAAACCTATATCTATGACATTAGGTTCAACTACTGCATATAAAGGATTTTTATTATATGAAGGTATAGAAAATACTTCTCTTTCATCCAAATTCTATGGAACATCAACAGGAAGTTATAATTCTACAGCATATAATTCTAATACTTATATTTCTGCTACGGCTGCATATAATGCTTTAGATAATTTTGTATTTGCAGTTGCTGGTGGATTTGATGGATTTGATGAAGAAGTACCTACTGCTAATAAATTAAAATTTTATTATCAAAATTCTGGTGGAAATATAATTCCAACTACAAATGTATTAAATTCTATTGGATATGCTGATTTTACATTAGCAATAAAAACTATAGCTGATGTAGATTATGCAGATTTTAAATTATTATTTACTCCTGGTATTTATCAACCAGAAGCAATAAATTATGCTTTAGCTATGGTAGAGGATAGACGTGATGCATTATATATTCCAGATTTAGTATCTGCAACAGGTGATATGAATACAATAATATCATTAGCAAATAATTATGATACTTCATATGCTGCTTGTTATTATCCAGGAATTAAACAAAAAGATATTAACACAAATGTATATAATTGGTTAGATAGTTCAATTTTAATGAGTGAAGTATTTTCATATAATGACAATGTAGCATATCCCTGGTTTGCAGCTGCTGGATTAAATAGAGGTAAATTAGATTCTGCATATATTGCATTTAAAAAACTTAAATTATCAGATAGAAATTTATTATATAGTAATAGAATAAATCCTATTGCTACTTTTAGTTCAAATGGTCAACAAACTATTGTTGTACTTGGAAATGCAACTTTACAAAAATCTAGATCTGCATTATCAGATATTAACATTAGAAGAATGCTTATAGAAGCTGAAAAATTTGTAGCTTCGGTTGGAATGAAATTATTATTTGAACCTATAGATCAAGATTTATTTGATAAATTTAGAAGAATGACTACTCCTTATTTTGATACAGTTAAATCATTAAGAGGATTAAATCAATATTCTATTATAATGGACTCAACTACTACTTCTCCAGCAGATATAGATCTTAATCAGGTTAATGGAAATATTATAATAAAACCAACTAAAGTAGATGAAGTTATAAATATTGGATTTATGATTACTAGACAATCTGCTGTTTTTACGCAATAAAATATAAATTATAGAATAATTAATAAACTAAATTTATAAAAAGTTTATATTTATATAAAAAAGGAAAGAATAACTGGAGATAATATATGGGACAAGTTTTAGATTTAAATGCTCTTGCATTTAGAAATGCTGAATATAAAAGACAGAATCTTTGGATTTTATCTATGGATGGAGTTGATGCATGGTTAGCAAGAAGTGCTAGTAAACCTCATTTATCTTTTGGAGATAGTATGCAAGTAAATTATGTGGCAACTTATTCCAGATATTCATCTACTCGTGGAAGTTGGAATCCTATAGATATAACTCTTAATGATGCACTTGACCCGTCTGCTAGTTTAGAAATAACTAATTTATTACTTGCACAATGGGATTATGAAAATGGAAGAGCTGGTTTAAAAAGTCAATATATGAAAAAAGAAGTTTTATTAAAATTATTAGCTCCTGGTATTGATACTACTAATCTTACAAATACACAAACATCAGTTACTGAAATATGGACAATACACAATGCTTTTTTTACTGATGTAAATTTTAATGCATCTAATTTAGATTATGACAATACTGATAGACAAACAATTAGTTTTACTTTAAATTATGATTATGCAACATTAGCTAAAGCATAATCACAGGGGAAATTAATGCCTGAATTAAATAATTTAATAAGTAATACTATTGGAGGGGCAGTAACCGATTATATATCTCCAGTAATTTCTAATACACAAATAGATCCATTTTTATCTATTCATAGGATTGTAGAATATAAACGTCAAAATTTATTTATTGTTCAAATGAATCAAATAGACGCAATTTCAGTTTTAAGTTTTGATAGACCAAAATTAAATCTTGGTGAACCAGTAATATATAAATATCCAAATAGTTATGAAAAATTTCAAAAAGGTGTTGGTGAATGGTCTCCTATAAATTGTACATTAAATGATATAATTGCACCTAGTGTTGCTGAAAAGATATTTAATATGGCATCTAATCAATGGGATTATTTGAATGCATATAGTGCTTATCCATCAGAATATAAACAAGATTTAACTTTAAAATTATTAGACCCAAATGGAGTAATAGTCGAAAGTTGGATTTTACATGGTGCATTTTTAAGTGGAAATATTGATTGGAATGCTAATCAATTAAATTATGATTCTACAGATAGATTAAAAATACAATTTGAAATTACTTATAATTTTGCAGAATTAATTACTGGTGGTGCATAAATAATTATTTTTTAATAATATAACATTTCTAAAAATAAATTTTTTTTAATTTTTACTTTTATAATTTTATTTTATTTTCGTATAAAAACAATGTTGTTTTTTTAAATTTATTATATTTATATAAAAAATGGAGTTTTTATGTCAGAAATAAATACAAAAGAAATTATAAAATTACCTTCTAGAGGAAGATATTATCCTAAATCTCACCCATTTTATAATAAAGAAGAAATTGAAATAAGATTACTTACTGCACGAGACGAAGATTTATTAACAAGTAAAAGTATTCTTAAATCTGGAGAAATATTAAATATATTAACAAAAGAGATATTAATAGATAAATCTGTTGATGTAAATACATTACTTTCTGGGGATAGAGACGCAATAATAATATATACACGTTTACTTTCTATGGGTACAGAATATAAAGCAATAGCAACATGCAAATTTTGCAAAATTTCAAAAGAATATACATTTGATCTTTCTGAAATACCTATAAAATATTCTGATGCTGTTCCTATAATAGAAGGAGAAAATCTTTTTTCATTTACAACATCAGTAGGAAATAAAATAGATTTTAGTTTAATTACAGTTCAAATGGCAAAAGAAATTTCTAAAGATTTAGAAGCAAAAGAAAAATTTAATAAAAAACATAGTAATTTAAATGCTATTGAAACTAATGTAACTACTTTATATAAACATTTAATAAAATCTGTTAATGATAATTCAGATATACAATATATAAATAAATATATTGATGAAATGTCTGTAAAAGAAAGTATGGAATTTAAAAAATATATAAAACAAATAACTCCTACTATAGAATTTGTATCATCTTTTTATTGTTTAGAATGTGGTGAATTAAATGAGGAGGTGCAATTAGAGTTTAACTCAAACTTTTTTTGGGCTGATATTTAGTCCTGATACTGCAGATGATATTTTATTGCAATATAAAGATAATTTATATAAAGAAGTAGATCTATGTACTATTTATGGAAGAATGCCTTATTCAGATTCTTATAATCTTCCTACTGTAAGAAGAAAAATATTTATAAATAATTTTAATTATTTCAAGACATTAGAAAAAGAAGTTGAAAATAAAGAAATTAAAAATAATAATAGAAATTTAAATAAAAAAAATATAAATTTTAAATAATTATTTTTTAATAATATATAATTAAACTTATATTTTTTATAAATATATCAATTTTTAATCTTT